AACACAGAAGAAGTTGATCGAGACGGTAACCCAGTCTATGTTAAAACCTATGACCAAGCGACAGAGTCAATGGTTGATACTGATGTTCGTCTAGTTCGTAAAGGACTGAAATCGGATTGGATTGCACAGGTTAAACAAACTGCTGGATCTCTGTTGGCTAAAACTGACTGGATGGTTATCCGCAAGGCAGAACGTGATGTTGCTATTCCTGCTACTACTGTTGCTTATCGTGCTGCTGTGGTTGCCGAGGCTGATCGTCTTGAAGCAGCTATTCTAGCATGTACAGATGTCCCTGGCCTGATCACTGTAGTGGAGGCTCAAGCTTGGCCTAAGGCTGAGTAGTGGACCCGTTTGTAAGTCAGATCAAGGGAACGATCAATAGCGTAAGCCAAGTAATCTCCCTTGCTGATGACCTGGAAGGTGTAGCCAAGCAGGTACAGGATCTTGGAAAGAAGGAACTAGCTGCTCGTAGGGAGTGGCGCAGGAAGCAGACACAGGTCAATGGTGATTATAGCTTCCTAAATGCAGTAGACGAGTATCACCGCGTCAAAGAAGCTATACAGATGCGGGAGCAGGTTAAGGCTCAGGTTATTCAAGAGTATGGCAAGGCTGGCTGGGAAGAAGTAGAGCGTATCGAGAAGCGTCAGAAGGAAGAGTTTAAGAAGCTTTACACGGAAGACGGGCACGATAAAGCAAAAATGTTTAAATTAAAGCTGGCTTGTTTTGGGCTGGCTTTTTGTATAACTATGATTATGTATATGACTGGTATGATTCGTGAGATGTCAATAGCCTTTTACGGAGCGTAAGTATGTTTGGTTTACCTATTGAAGCTATCTCCATGCTAGGATCTACTGTCCTGGGTGGTATCATGAAGATGATGGGGCAGGCTCAGCAGGACAAGGCTGACCAGTGGAAGATGATGATGGCTCAGAATAAGCAAGCTGAAGAGTTTGTAGACGCTGCCCGTCAGATGCAGAACCCTAATGCAGCCTGGATTCGTAGGTTTATCGTTGTCCTGGCTATGACTGGTGGTTTAGGGATTGTCTTCCTGGCTCCTGCTATGGACACCGTTACCAATGTGCCCGTCACTACCACCGAAGGCTTCAAGTTCTGGTTGTTTGACTTCACCCGTCCTGTGACCACTTACATACCTCTCAAGGGTTTTGTGACCCCTGACTGGCTACCAGTATCAATTATGAATATTATTGGTTTTTATTTTGGCTCTGCTGCCATGCAGCGTAGATAAGGAGAGGTAGGTATGGCTGTAGAATATGTCTCAGAAGGCACTAAACACGTCCTAGACGGGGTTTCTGTGATCACGGTAATAGGAGCCCTAGCCGAGGTGCTGCCAGCCGTTGCAGCCCTGTTTACAATCGTTTGGACGGGTATCCGTATTTGGGAATCTGCCACCGTTCAGGGTTGGTTAGGTAAGAAATAACTTGACAAAACGTCAAAAGTATGCTATAATATAGTATCTTTAGAGAACTTAAAACATGTCCAGAAAAATATCAGTAGCAAGTACAAAGAATACGACAACCAAAGATGTATTGTATACTGTTCCCACTAAGAATACTGCTTTATGGAACTTGATGTACATTATTTCTTTGACTGGTAACGCTACACCTAAAGTTTATTGGTACGATAAGTCTACTAATACTGAGTTTTTTATTGTTGGTGGTAAGAACTTAGGCACTGGTGAATATATTATTCTTAACCAAGCTGAAGTTGTATTACAAGAAGGTGATGAGATTAGGATTGAGAATACAACTACTTATACGGTAACTTATGTTGCCACGATAGAGCTAGTACCAAACCAAGCAACCCAGTTCCACGGAGGCTAATATGCCAATGGTCGGTGACAAGAAGTACCCTTACACTAAGGCTGGTAAAGCCAAGGCTAAGAAAGCCTCTGAAAAGATCTCTAAGCTTCGTAAAGAAGGCTATCCTCAGAAACAGGCTGTTGCTATCGGCCTGAGCATGGCTGGTATGAGTAAGAAGAAAAAGAAATGAAGCCTGGACTCTACGCTAATATCCATGCTAAGCGCAAGCGTATTGCTGCTGGTAGTGGTGAGAAGATGAAGAAACCAGGACAGAAGGGTGCTCCAACGGCTAAAGATTTTAAGCAAGCTAAGAAGACGGCTAAGAAATGAACTTCTGGATAGGCGTAGCGTTCTTCTGTTTAGCGGATACCTGCGCCTTCTGGAAAGCTGATCAGAACTTCTATAGTAAAGAGAAGTGTGAAGATAGGGTTGAGTTCGTAATGAAAGAAGTTACAAATGCGGGTGGTATTGCTAACGGTGTCTGTCTTCCAATTAAACCAGGACAAGCATAATGGTTAAGAAGGTTTATCAAAACAAAGAAGGTGGACTCAATGCCAAAGGCAGAGCTTACTTTAAGCGCACTGAAGGGGCTAATCTAAAGCCTCCAGTGTCTTCTAAAGAGGCTGCTAAATCACCTAAGAAGGCTGCACGGCGTAAGTCTTTCTGCGCTCGGATGTCTGGCGTTGAGGGACCAATGAAGGATGAAAAGGGCCGTCCTACTCGTAAAGCCCTGGCTCTTCGTAAATGGGATTGCTAAATGAACTACCTAGATCTGGTTAATGATGTACTAATAAGACTGCGGGAGAACGAAGTTTCTTCTGTTAATGATACCCCTTATTCTAAACTAATTAGTAAGTTTGTTAGGGATGCTCAGCGTCAAGTAGAAGATTCCTATAACTGGGAGGCATTGAGCAATACCCTTACAATGAATACCGTCTCTGGTTTGTTCAACGGTGTCTTGGTGGGTTCTGGTGTTCGCTTCCGTATTATTGATGTCCTTAATGACACAAGTAACTGGGAGATGAAGTACATCGACTCAAAAACATTGAATGAGTGGATGAGACTTAATGAGCCAACTCAAACAGGTTCTCCAACCTACTATAATTTTAACGGTGTAAGTGCTGAGGGAGATACTCAGGTAGATATCTACCCAATCCCTGATGGTGTGTATACTATTAGATTTAATATTATTCAAGCCCAAGACCCTTTAAGCCAGGACAGTGATCGTCTATTAGTTCCTGCCGAGCCTGTTATTTTCTTGGCCTATGCTAAAGCTTTGGCTGAGCGTGGTGAAGATGCTGGTATGTCTTCTGGTGAGGCTTATGCCCTTTATCAGAACTCATTGGCTGACCATATTGCTATTGAAGACAGCCGCTATCCTGACGAAAACATCTGGAAAGCCCACTAATGGCTAAACCTCTAGTAACCTCTACAATTGCTGCTCCTGGTTTTCTGGGTCTAAACACTCAGGAATCTAGTATCCAATTGTCTAGTGGGTTTGCTCTGACTGCAGAGAACTGCATCATTGACAGATATGGTAGGATAGGTGCAAGGCGTGGATGGACTCCTGTCAACGCTACTAACGCTGATCTAGGCTCTAGTAATATTGAGTTTATATTTGAGATGGTTGATCCTAACAGTGACAATCATCTTATTTCTGCTGGTAATAACAAGTTGTTTGTCGGCACTGAGACGCTTACACAGACTACTGTAACAAATGCTGATGGAGATGCTCCAGCAACATATACCATTACAGGCAATGACTGGCAAGCTGCTTCTATCCCTTACGGTGATGGTACTGAGGCAACCCCTCACGCTTATCTAGTACAGGCTGGTCATACTCCTCTTGTATATCATAAACAACCTGCTACTTCTAGTAGTTTGCCACATGATCATGATGGAGCTTATGGATTTCAGGTTCTTGGTTCTGCTCAAACTGGAGGAGCAACTGTAGGTTCTTTGCCTCCTGGATATACAACTACTGATTTCAAACCAAACACTATTCTGTCCGCTTATGGACGTATTTGGATGGCAGACATTTCTGGTGATCGACAGACTGTATACTTTAGCCAGCTACTCAATGGATCTGAGTTTGATGGTGGTGATTCTGGTTCTCTGTCTATTAACTCAGTATTTCCTAACAATGATCAGATTATTGGTCTATCTGCACATAACGGATTCTTGATCATTTTTGGACGGAATAATATTGCTATCTACGCTAACCCAATTGATGTTACTGAGCTTACTTTGGCTGACTTTATTCCGAATGTGGGCTGCGTAGCTAGAGATTCTATTGTCAATACAGGTACGGATGTTATCTTCTTGTCTGATTCTGGTGTTCGCAGTTTGCAGCGAGTGATTCAAGAGAAGTCTCTACCGATGCGTGACCTGTCAAAGAATGTACGTGACGAGTTGGTGTCAAACGTAGCTTCTGAAACTGCTACAAAGATTAGGGCTGTGTATTATGATCGAGATGCTTTCTATCTACTTGCTCTACCTGCCACTCGTTATGTCTACTGCTTTGACCTTCGGGCTCCTCTTCAAGACGGAGCAGCACGTGTTACTATTTGGAATAACATTGAGCCTCATGCCTTTGTTGTTACAGCAGCTAAAGAACTTCTAATAGGCAAAGCTGGATACGTTGGTAAATACTACGGTTATCTAGATAATGCCAGTACTTACCGCATACGCTATTTCACTAACTACTTTGACTTTGATCAGCCAACCAGCCTAAAAGTTCTAAAGAAAGCTGGCTTTGTTGTAATTGGCGGATCTGCTCAGCCTGTGTCTGTCAAGTACGGGTTTGATTACACTGACAACTATATTGGTATTACGAAATATCTTGACAGTGCTGTTGTTTACGAGTATAATATAGCTGACTACGGTGTAGCAACTACAGTAAGCGAAACGCAAGAAACAGATCCTCCAACCGTGACAATTGAAACAGTTGACGAAGAAGATGTTGTAGTCTCGTCTACGCATTATTTAGTAGATTTTAGTACGACTTATAATGCAGGTTCTGGATACAATACTTCATACCCTGTTCATTTAGATGCTGATGGTTATTATTACTCTGCTCGTTATTTAAAAGACGAGAATGGTCAGTTTTTAAGAGATGAGGACGGTAATCTTATTCCTGTAGAAAACAGAACCGAGTATGTTTATTATTTGAAATCAGGTTCTTTCTTGGGTGAGTATACTGGTGGTATTGTGCTTGACAGATTTACTGCTAACCTTGGTGGTTCAGGTGCTGTTCTTCAGATTGGTATTGAGTCTGACATTAACGGAGATCCTTTGTCAATTCAGAAGATTGACGTAGGTGTTAAAATTGGTAAAACTGTAATTTAAGGAATAGAGATGAGTGACTATATTAAAGGAAGTAACTTTACATCAAAGGATATTCTTCCTACTGGGGACTCTAACAAGATCATCAAGGGTACTGAACTTGATGTTGAATTTACTGCTATTGCAAGTGCTATTGAGTCAAAAGCAAATAAGGCAAGCCCTGTATTTAGCGGTACTCCTACAGCACCTAATCCAGCGGCAGGAACTAACAATACTCAAATCGCTACGACTAGCTGGGTAAATGCTGCAATTGATGATGATATTACCGCTCTTAGTTTGGGTACGATGTCTACTCAAGGAGCAGGTGCTGTTGCTATTACTGGTGGCACTATTGCTGATACTACTGTAAACGGTTTTACTGTTGGTAGTAACGCCGAAGGAACTAAGACTATCTCTACTGAAGAGCCTTCTGGTGGTGCTGATGGTGATGTCTGGTATAAGGTCTCTGCATAATGACTCTGCATGTAAAAGACAATGACGAATGGAAGTCAGTCACTAAGGTTGCTGTGAAGCACGATGGTGAGTGGAAGACCCCTGCCGTCTATGTCAGAGACTTCTTCCAATGGCGAGGTGTGTGGCCTGAAGTCCAAATTAACTACCTTGTAATCGGAGGTGGAGGCGGAGGAGGTGGTGGTGTAGGTGACGCTGTTGGTGGTGGAGGCGGCGGAGGTGGAGGTGGTGGCTTCAACGAAGGAAGTGCCACTCTTCTAGTAGCAGGCTTCTCCGCAGACATTACTGTAGGTA